ATTCAATCTCCAGGGGTAGAAATTAGAGAGAAAGATCTTTCTCTAAGAGTACAAAATCCAGTAGGAACTACTATTTTAATTCCAGGCTTTGCATCACAAGGTCCAACCGACGAACCAATTTTAATTACAACTATCAGTGAATACGAGCAAATATTTGGCCAGCCTGGAACAATGGCTGAAAAATATTTATATTATTCAATGAAGGAAGCAGTAGGTACTGGTGCAAACATTTACACCGTACGTCTTCCATACGGAGCAGAGGGTGGAGCAGGTTGGACTAAATCCTATAGTGCATTGTTTTATCCTATGTCCTCCACAAATTTGGGCTGGAGCGTAAACAAACCCGTCAATGTCACGTTGGATCTTTCTCAATATACAGACTTAATTAGAGGAAACTTTGTATGGGATACTCTACAAGATACAAATAAAACGTATGCTTCTCCTGTTTCATCCTTCAGAATAGATGGAGAAGATATAAGAATTGGAGCAGGATTTTTCATCTTAAACACTCTTCAAACTTCAATTGATGAAGTAGGTCAAGGCTATTATATAGGGGTATCTACAAATGTGGAAGCAAGTGCCACCTCTCCTGACTTTAATTCTATCAGAAAGATGACTTCTGTTAACGCCGTAAGTTCTTCCACAGTTTATGGTAATTATTATGATGTAGCTTCAGACAGAATTGATTTTAAATTGTCTGCAACCAAACTAGAATCTGAGAGAGGAGTAACATCTGTTTCTGAAAATCTCGAGAAAGTTGGATTTAGTGCATATGAAGGAGATGAGTACCAAGATCATCTTTCGTTTGCGGTATACAAGATTCGCAGATCTTTGGCTGACGCTAATGTGCTAACAATAGCTGCAGCTGAACAATATTTAGGGTCTCTGGACATTAACAGAAAGAAAGCTAGTCCAACTGGGGGAGTACTTGAAAATGCCTATATTGAAGACATTGTGAACAATGCCTCTGGTTCTGTTCAGGTTTTTGTAAATCCTTTGGTAGCCCGTGATGCGTGGACTGAAGGAGCTCCCGGTGGAGCTGGGTATGCTTATAAGAGAGTAACTATGGCGGATCAAGCCAAAGCTTTGTTCCCTGTAGGCACATATGCTCCTAACACAGCAGCAGTAGATAAATCAAAGCAAATTGGCAACGTTCCTTTAAAGCTTCAAAAAGGACTATTACTAGCTACAAATACGGAAACATATACCATTGACATCATTGCTGACGCAGGGCTTTCAACAATACATGCCTATACTGCATATAGTATAGCAAGTGGCGCTGGCAATTTTAATGATGAAATAACTCCAGACCTAGATGCAACAAACCTTCTAGCTTCTGACACAGGTACTGTATTAGAAAACTGGCTAACTGTAGCAACTCAACTTCAAGATTTTGCTTCTTCAGCTCGTAAAGATTGTATAGCAATTCTGGATCCAATACGTTCCAACTTTGTTACCGGCAAAGGAACAAAAGTTATAGATATCCAAGGAAATAGTTTCACAGAAGACATATACGGTCCTCTCAAAAGGCAATTTGATTCTCTAGATTCAAATTACTGCACAGCCTACGGTAACTGGGTTAAGGTTAATGATACATTTACAAACAAAAAATTCTGGCTTCCCTTCTCAGGATATGCAGCAGCTGTAATGGCTAGAAGTGACGCTGCAGCTAATGCATGGGCAGCTCCTGCAGGGTTTGCAAGAGGAACCTTCAGCAATGTTCTTGATATTGCGTTCAACGCAAATCAAAAGCAAAGAGATAGAATGTATGATGTACCAGTCAATCCTGTAGTATTTTTTGCTGGAGACGGTTATGCCATCTATGGACAAAAAACTCTACAAAACAGACCTACAGCATTTGACAGAATAAATGTACGTAGATTGTTCCTGGCACTTGAGAGAGCAGTATCAGAAACTATTAGATACTTTGTATTTGAACCAAATACGTCTATTACACGTAATAGAATAGTAAGTACAATATCTCCAGTGTTCAACTTTGCTAAAAACACTGAAGGTCTATACGACTATTTGATTGTTTGTGATGAAAGAAACAACACTCCAGATAATATTGATAACGGAGAGATAGTAGTTGATATATACATCAAACCCGTAAGAACAGCTGAATTTATCTTAGTTAACTTCATTGCTACTCGCACAGGTCAAAACTTTAGCGAATTAATCTAACCTAAACAATAAGTAATATATATGGCATCTCCAATACAACAATTTTATACGACAGCCCAAAGAAAAGATTTTGCGCGTCTATTTCAATTTAGATTAACTTCTTTTGGCAACATTGTGTTCAAAAAAGAACATTATGCTTATGTTGAAACCGCGTCCCTACCAGGGAGGTCAATTAGCAACATTCCTGTAACATATATGGGGATGGACTTCAATACTCCCGGTACGGTAAAATATCCCGGATCTGCAAGTTATTCTGTACAGTTTAGATGTGACCAAGAATATGACATCAGAGCAGCTCTTGAAGCAGCTACGTTTGACTTATTTGATGAATCTACATCTACTGGTACATACGGTGTTCCTGGAGAACGTTCTCAGTTAGTTATGGAGCTATTTGATAAACAGATGAATCCGGTACGAGCATATACTCTATTTGGCGTGTGGGTTCAAAGTTTGGGAGATGTGGCTTACGATGTAAAAGACATAGGTTCAGTTCAGACAATTCAAGCAACTCTAGCGTATCAATATTGGAGAGCAGATGATTCTGGTAAATCCATAGATTCTGGATCAAGAACGTTTGCAGCTACTAATCCTTCAGTAAGAATCACTCCAGGCTCTGCTGGACGTCCTGGAGTGATTAATCCCTATTCTTGG